TTGGTAGTGGCATTTATATATTTGTGGAACAATGTCGATGGATTCAAGCAATTTTGGCTTGATGCATGGGATGTCATAAAGAAAGCGGCATCGGTTGCGAAAGAATGGGTTGTGAATGCTTGGAACAACATCGGTGAATGGTTTTCTGAAAAATTTTCCAAGATAAAGCAGGCGGGAAAAGATGCGACAGACAAGGTCAAAAAATACTTTTCGGATGCATGGGATGCAATCAAAAAAATTTGGGATTTTGTCAAACCATATTTCGAATTATGTTGGAATAATGTCAAAAATATCTTCAAGGTTGTGAAAGCAATCCTTTCAGGGAATTTCGGGGATGCATGGAATGCAATCAAGGCTATATGGCAGAATTATCAAACATTCTTCAGCGGAATTTGGTCAGGCATCAAAAACATCTTCGGTTCAGTCGGTTCATGGTTTGGGAATATTTTCCAATCAGCATGGAACAAGATCAAAAATGCCTTTTCAGGTTGGGGTTCATTCTTCAGTGGTCTTTGGTCAAATGTGAAGAATAAATTCGGTGACATCGGAACAAAAATCGGTGAAGCAATGGGCGGTGCAGTCAAGAAGGCAATGAATTCGGCACTTGGAAAGATTGAAACTGCGATCAACAAAGGAATTGATCTGATCAACAAGGCAGTCGGATTTGCACAGAAACTTGGTTTCAGTGTTGGCAAGGTCAGCACAATCAAACTTCCAAGGCTTGAAGAAGGCGGTGTCCTGAAGCGGGGGCAGGTTGGCATCTTGGAAGGATCAGGCGCAGAAGCGGTTGTTCCTTTAGAGAAAAACACAGGATGGATTGACAAGATCGCAGAAAGGCTGAATGGCAGCACACAAAATGATGTGATTGACAGGATGAATCGAATCATCAGTCTGCTTGAACACATATTTGACATTGATATGAATGTATATCTTGATTCAGGTGCTTTGGTTGGCGAACTGACACCTGCAATCGATATGCAACTTGGAAATATCGCAATAAAAAAGAACAGAAGAAGCACTTGACCGCACTTTGATGTGCGGTTTTTTAGTGCATAAATATACAAAAGAAAGGGGGTTCCCCAATTATGGAAGTATTCAAATTGCTTGGAACAATAGCAATAAGCAATTCGGATGCAAATGATGCCATTTCTGAAACCACAGGCAAGGCAGAAAGTGCCGAATCAAAAATGACAAATGCATTCAAGAAAATCGGTGCTGCTATTGCAACATATTTTGCAATAGAAAAAATCAAAGACTTCGGGCAAAAATGCATCGAAATGGCATCAGATGTTGAAGAAATGCAGAATAAATTCGATGTTGTGTTCCAAGGAATGACAGATGAAGTTGAATCGTGGGCGGAAACATATGCGGCAGCAATTGGCAGAAACAGCAACACAATCAAAGGTTATTTGGCAGACAATCAGAATATGTTTGTCGGAATGGGCATGACAAGGGATGCGGCAGCAGGTCTTTCGGAAAATCTTGTTTCATTGGCACTTGATCTTGCTTCATTCAATAACCTTGAAGAAGATGAAGCGGTGAATGCCATGTCAAAAGCCTTGATGGGTGAAACCGAATCTGCGAAGCGGTTGGGTGCAGTCCTGAATGACAATACAAGGGCAATGGCAATGGAAGCACTTGGATATGAAGGCAAATATGATGCCCTTTCCGAAGCGGAAAAGATGGAAGTCAACTATCAGGCAATTTTGATGCAATCAACTGATGCGGTTGGTGACTGCGAAAGATCACTTTCTTCCTACAAAGGACAAACGATTCAGTTGAATTCGGCAAAAGAAAAACTGTATGAAACAATCGGAACAATGTTGCTTCCCATAATGACTGAATTGATCGGTGGCATGACAAAAATGATCACAGTGGTTCAGTCGGCAGTTGAATGGTTTCGTGAGCATGAAACAGTCGCAGCAATTCTTGCTGTTGGAATCGGAACAATTACTGCTGCCATTGCAGCATATACAATTGCACAAAGTGCGGCAGCAATTGCAACAGCAGTCGCAACAGCAGCAACAACAGCCTTTGGCGCAGTGATGGCATTCGTCACATCCCCGATTACACTTGTTATTTTGGCAATAGGTGCCTTGATTGCAATCGGTGTCCTTTTATACAAGAATTGGGATGTAATAAAGGCGAAGTGTGTTGAATTTGTCGAATTGGTGAAGGAAAAATTCATGGTAATGAAAGACAAGGTTGTCGAAATCTTCACTGCGATAAAAGACAAGATCAAGGAAATATGGGAAGGTATTTGGTCAACAATTAAGGGCATCATCAACAACATCATCGGTGGTGTTGAAAATATGGTGAACAGTGTTATCAAAGGCATCAATAAGTTGTTAAGTGGCATTTCGAAAGTCGCAAATGCAGTTGGTTCGCTTCTTGGACTTGATCCTGTTAATTTGCAACTGAATGAACTTTCCCTTCCAAGACTTGCAACAGGTGGTGTTCTTGAAAAAGGTCAGGTTGGTTTGCTTGAAGGATCAGGCGCAGAAGCGGTTGTTCCTTTGGAAAGAAACAGGGAATGGATCGCAAGGGTGTCAGAAGAAATGAATGTTCAGGGCATCGGTGGCAACAAGGAAACATTAAATGTCTTGAATGGAATTCTTGCTGCAATGAATGAACTGAAGGACAGCAATGAAGAACTTCCCGAAAAATTGAAGGATTCAATTGCAAATCTGAAGTTCAGCATCAGCAACAGGGAATTCGCAAGACTTGTGAAGGCGGTGTGACATGCTTGAAAAAATAGTTTATAAAAACCATGCCAATGAAGTCATTGACATTGGAACAGGAAACATTTTTGTGAATGAAAATGACCTGCATGATTTTGTTTGGTCAGTGACATCCAAAAATGACAGAATATCAGCATTCAAAAAGGGGATCGTCAAAAAAACGATCCCTTTGCAGATTATATGTGAAACGGAATCCGAAGGAATAGCAATCAGAAACCGAATCTTCGAAGTGATGGAAAAAGATGTCCTTGCGATGAAGCATGGCAGGATCATCATGGGTGACTATTATCTGAAATGCTATGTGACAGGCAGCAAAAAGACCGAATATCTGAAAAACAGGGGCATGATGACATTGACATTGAATGTTCAGACTGATTTCCCTGATTGGATCAAGGAAACAACAACAACATTCAATTATGGTGCAGGTGTGGCGGGAAGCAACTTGGATTTCAACAACGACTTTCCTTTCGATTACACATCGAACCTGATCGGACAGTCTTTGGAAAACACAGGGTTTGTTGAATCAAATTTCGTCATCAATATATATGGCGAATGCACAAATCCGAAGATCACAATCAGTGGTCATGAATACAAAGTTACAAAACATGTTGCTGTGAATGAATATTTGACCATCAATTCGGTTGACAAGACCATCATCCTGACAAAAACAGATGGAACCAAGGTCAATTGCTTCAACCTGCGCAATCGTGATTCATACATCTTTGAAAAGATTCCTGTCGGAACAAATACAGTCGCAGCAAGCGGTGATTTCAAGTTCGACATCACACTTCTTGAAGAAAGGGGTGAACCGAAATGGACTTGATATACATGAATGCAGCGAAGGAAGATGTCGGTGTCATTCAGGACTATATTCTTGACTTGGCATTCGGGGCGGATGAAAACAATTTCGAATGCATTGTTGATCTGAAGAATCACTGCTGCGAAGCAGGGTTCTTTTTGTACTTCGAAGGTTCCGAATATGGCGGAATCATTGATTCAATTAAAGTGGACACAGATAGCAGCGAAGTGACATATTCAGGTCGAACATGGCATGGAATTCTTGATTCAAAGATTTTGGAACCTGATGCGGGCGAAGATTATTTGATCGTATCAGGCGAAGCGAATTCGGTGATTGGAACACTTCTTTCCCGCATGGGATTGACATCTTTGTTCAGCGCATCTGCAAGCAGTTCAGGAATCACGATTCAGAACTACAAAATGAACCGATATATTTCAGGATATGCAGGCATTCGAAAGATGTTGAAGTCAGTCGGTGCAAAACTTCAAGTCACATTTCATCAGGGCATGGCGGTGCTTTCCGCCTGTCCTTTGGTGAATTATGCATCGGATGAAGAATTTGACACAGATCAGATCGATTTTGAGATCACAAAGGTTTCGAATCCGATCAATCATGTGATCTGCTTGGGAAGTGGAAATCTTTCCGAAAGAACAGTGATTCATTTGTATGCAGACAGTGCAGGAAACATCAGTCAAACGCAAACGATCACAGGCATTGGCGAAGTCACAGCAACATATGATTATTCGAATGCTGAATCTGATGACGAACTGAAAGATGGTGGAAAAGAACTGATCCGAAATTCATGGAATCAGGACAAGGTTCAATTCAGTTTCAATTCAAATGATGAAGTGTATGACATCGGGGATGTGGTTGGTGCTTTGGAAAGAATCACAAACATTTCGGTCAGTGCAGAAATCACAAAAAAGATCGTAACGATAAAAAACAATCAAACTACAATTTCGTACAAGGTGGGTGAATAACATGGCTAATACACATTTAATCACAGGTTATGCGGGCGAAGAACACATCATGTCCGCAGATCAGGGTTCATTCAATGCTTCTTTCTTCGGTGAAGACGAATATGTCATGGAAGCGGGAAATCAGTTGGATGCATCCATCACAAGCAACAACAATGTTCGAATTCTTGATGGTGACATCTTGATGCAGGGCAGACACATCCGAATTAAACCGAACACATATGAAGATGTGAGCATCGCAACAGGAACCGCAGGCAAGAACAGAATTGATTTGATCGTCTGCGAATATTCAAAGAATGCCAACACAGGCATTGAAAAGGCAGAAATCAAAGTCATAAAAGGAACAGAATCAGAAAGCACAGCATCTGATCCATCACATACCACAGGAAACATTCTTGAAGGCGCAACATTGAATCAGATGCCTTTGTATAGGGTAAAGATTCAGGGTGTTGTTCTTTCTTCGATTGAACAGATGTTTGAAACGATTCCAACATATGCAGACCTTGCCGAAGAATATGAGCAGAAATTCATCACTGCATGCACAAATCATCTGAATTCATTGAATGTCCTTGATTCGATGGAAGAAATCGAAGCAAACACACAGTCGAATCAGTTGGCAGGCGCACTTGCATTGAAGGAAATTTCGAAACAGTTGAAGCCGATGACACAGGCGCAATATGATGCTTTAACAACGAAGGAAAATAGACTTTATATCATTGTGGGGTAAAGAAGACATGAGTATGTACAAAAACAGCAAGTTCAAACTTATGTATGGATCAAATAAGGTCAAAGCACTGATGTTTGGCAATTCAAAAGTATGGTCGGGCGCAAGTGTGGTTTCTTACTATGATGGTGACACATTACTTGGAACAGAAGAAGTCGATGAAGGTTCTGATGTATTGCATCCTAATATCAGCACAAGCAAAAGCGGATACACACTTGTCGGTTGGACTTACAACGATGAGAATGTGACTTCGCTTGTTGCAAGTGGTGAGCCAATGACAATCAAGGCTGTGTATGTGGCAAACAGCATAACAATTGCGAGTGGTTATCTAAACGATTGGGGTTGGAATGGAAGTCAATTTGTACCGTACTATGTACAGAGCGTGTGGAATACCGATTATATTAGTGGATCTGCAATTGCTTGGGATGGTGGATATTGGAGGCAACTTAAAGCAACTTCAAATTTCACGCTTAACAAAGGATACTATCAAACAGCAAGTGCAAGTTTTAATTATGGCGGTGCAAAGTATGGCGAATATTATTCAGGCGCCCCATATTATGCGATTGATGGAGTTAAAACCACAAGTGCAAGTCTTGATAATGGAAACCATTCATTATATGTGTACCAAGCAATAGACGATGAAAAAATATCTATAGCATTTTACATTACAAGCATCACATTAAGTAATCCAATTGCATGGACATAGAAAGGAATCGGGCATGATAAGGGTTCAATTTAACAATCAAGCATCCTTCAGGGATGTTGAATTTTCCATTGTGTCGGATTCTTCAGTCCGACTTGAAGGAAAGAAACTTAAAAGCAACAACAGCGGATTCAAAGCATACAGATTGAATGGTTTCTTCTTGGGTGATTATTCCGATTATACCAATTGTGAACCTTCAGGAAGCGGATTCGTATTCACAAAAGATGCCAACATTGAAAAATAGAAGGGTATCGAAAAATGAAAGGTGTGACATTCGGAAATTATCATTCATTTGATGATTTCAATCTGATCCTTTCACAAAAGAGAATTGGCACACCATCACCAAAAACCAATGTGATCGACATTGCGGGCGGTGATGGTGTCCTTGACTTAACAGAATATTTCGGGGAAGTCAAATATAACAATCGAAGCATATCATTTGACTTTTCCACAACTGTTCCACAGGCGCAATTCATGGATTTGTTTTCACAGGTTCAAAATGCGCTGCATGGACAGAAGATGCGGATCACATTGGATGATGATCCTGAATATTATTATGTCGGCAGAATTTCGGTTTCTGAATGGAAGGCCGACAAAAGCATCGGGAAGTTGACAATTGACTGTGATTGTGATCCTTGGAAATACAAGCAAAATGAAACTACAATCCTGACAAGTCTATCAGGTAAAAACATCTTTGATTGTCAAAATCCGAATGTGATGCATATGTCAGCAGCGAATGTTTCATCTATTGAAACAGGTGTAAGAGTAACAATAGAAAGACAGGCTGCATATTCATATGTGTTGTTGGCAGTTGCGAAATCGAAACATCTTGTTGGCAAGACTATCACAATCAGTTGGAATGTGGAATCGTCATTTCCGAACATGCATATTGTTGTTATAGGATTTGCAAACCATTTCGCTGATTTCAAAAAAGTAACAGAAACCACAGTCAATAATAAACTGACAATGATCGTTGATGAAGTAAACGCATCCAAATACAACAATGTGGTGGTTTGGCTTTATTCAAGCAGGGCAGCGGCAATTCCTGTGGGTGAATATGTCGATTATAAAAACCTTCAAATTGAAATCAACGATGTTGCGACAGAATATGTTCCTTTTGATTCAGGTCAAAAGACTGTTGATGTCATCGCAAACAATATGCGAAAGAAGGTCATTCCAACAGTTTTCGCATCAAAAGGCATGACAATTGCAAAAGGAAGCACATCACTTGCTATTCAACCAAACACAGAATACAAGGTTACGCAAATGGCACTTTCCAAAGGTAAAAATGCTTTTTCTGTTTCAGGAACATCAGGATTGATTCTGTTCACATATCAGGAAGGGGGATTGTAAATGTACCAAGTATATTGCGATTCATATCTTCTTTATGATGATGCAGTTGATGATTTGAAGATTTTTTCCCCGAAAGTGGAATTGGAACTGAACAAGACAGGCAGTTTCGCATTTGCAATATATCCTGATCATCCATATTATTCGATGATCAAGAAACTGAAGTCGATCATCACTGTATATCAGAACAACTTCCTGATCTTCAGGGGAAGGGTTCTGAATGATGAACTTGGATTTTACAACGAAAAGCAGGTTTCCTGTGAAGGGGAACTTGCTTTTTTAATTGATTCAATACAAAGGCCATTCACCTTTGAAGGAACAGTTGCAGCATTTCTTCAGCGGATGATTTCGAATCATAATTCGCAGGTGGATGCAGCAAAGCAATTCACTGTCGGAATCGTGCAAATTTCGGCAAATTTGGCGGTTTCCGAAGGCGAATATACAAATACATGGGAAGAAGTAAACAAGCGGCTAATTGGGGCATTTGGTGGCTTCATTTGGGTGCGCCATGAAACGAATGGAAACTTCATTGATTATCTGTCCGATTTCAACACATCGGCATCACAATCGGTCACATTCGGGAAGAATCTTCTTGACCTGAAGCGAACATCCAAAGGCGAAGGCATTGCGACAGCAATCATCCCTTTGGGCGCAAAACTTGAAGGATCGGAATCCCGATTGACAATAGAATCAGTGAATGGGGGAAAAGATTATGTATTCAATCAGGATGCGGTCACCTTGTATGGGTGGATATATCGCACAGAAATATTTGATGATATAACATCGGCAAGCATTTTGAAAACAAAGGCGGAAACACTGCTGAATGAACAGTCAACAATGTTCTACAACATGGAACTGTCGGCAGCAGACCTTGCATCTTCAAACACTGATTTCGCATCGTTTCGGTTGGGAACATATGTGACAATTGAAAGCGAACCGCATTTCGGAAGCACATCACAAAGGCACTTGATTGAAAAACTATCGATTGATCTTTTGAATCCGGCTGCGAACAAATTGACAATTGGCGCATTGCAAACAGGCCTGATTGATAATGTGAAACACGATCAAGAATTGATTGTCCAAAACATTCAAGGCACCTTGGAATCGAAGATCATGCAGGAAACGATCAGCAGGGCATCTTCGATGATTGATCAGTCTGCGGAAGAAATCCTTCTTGAAGTTTCTGAAGGTTATTTCCTGAAGGCAAGCGGTGAAGAATTGGGGCAGCAGGTCAGCGGATTGTCAACAAGACTGACACAGACTGCAACAGACTTCACGATGCAATTCACGCAGGTCAATTCGAACATCGGGCAATTGGGTTCCGAAATTGATCAGGCGGATGCAGACATCAGTGAAATGCACCAATACATCCGATTTGTTGCGGGAAATATTATCTTGGGCGAATCGGGCAATGAACTGACATTGAAGATTGAAAATGACAAGATCACTTTCTTCGATGGATTTGAAGCAGTTGCATATTTCAGCAATGGCAAACTGTATGTGACCGATGGCGAATTCACAAATTCACTTCGCCTTGGAAATTTCGCATTCAATCCAAGATCAAATGGAAATCTGTCATTGGCAAAGGTGGTGTGATCATGATTACATTCAATTCGCCTTTCAAGGCTTCAAGATGCTATGCAAATGGAACAATCAACAATCTTGGCACATATTTGCATGTCAAGATTGATTATCAATCGACAACATTGTCGGCATATAGTCTGCAATACAAAAGAACTTCGGATTCGGCTTGGATCACACTTGTTTCAAGGTCATCGGTTGAATATTGGTTCAATACAGTATATATCAGCACATCTGCGATCCTGAATTCTGATTTTGCATATGACATCAAGATCACAGTCACCAATGATGAAGAAACTGCGGTTTATACATCATCGGTTTCAACAGGATTTGTTCTGATGGATTTGAATGCATCCGGCAAGGGAATTGCCTTCGGAAAGGTTTCTGAAAATCCGAATATCTTTGAACTTGGCATGGATATGTATGACAGATATGGTTCGCTTGTTGGAAATGGCCTTGCTGTCTATGAAAGCGGTGGAAGCACCAATCCAAACACAACAACAAATGAATTGATCCTGACATCTGTGAACACACCTGACGGATTTTTGTGGTTTATCAGGACAATGTTCTATTCAGCGAAGACATCAACAACGAAAAGGACACAGATTGCCTTTCCTTATGAAGGGGCATTGAAATCAACATATATCAGGACATACAACAATGGATGGTCTGCATGGGTTGAACAACCTGTGATCACAAGCAAAGGAACATCGGGAATTTGGACATATAGAAAATATAGTGATGGAACCGCAGAAGCATTCGGCAAAATCAATTTGACTTCAGTGACTGTGAATTCCGCACTTGGTGGATGGTATCGAAGTGATGTTCTTTATTCCGAATATGCATATCCATTCCCGATCACATTCAGTTCGGCACCATCAGTCGAAATGATGTTTCAGACAAGGAATCAAAGTGCTGCGCTTCTTTGGACATTTTCAAGCAGTGCATCGAATGCACAATACTATTTGCCACAATGCTATTTGATCAGACCGACAACAGGCAGCGGGATCAACGGAAATATCAATATAATTGCAAAAGGAACAGCATAAAACACAAAAGAAAAGGGGCAAAAGGAAGAATGGAAGCATTAATTGCGGCAGGGGCATCAATCATTGTTGGTGTCCTTTCTTTGGTTGGTGTAGTGATCACCAACAACAACAGCAACAGAAAGATTGAACACAGACTTGAAACAGCACAGGCAGTCACAGATTGCAAGATTGACATGCTTGCATCCGAAGTGCGGGAACACAACAACTTCGCAAGGCGAATGCCTGTTGTGGAAGAACAGATCAAAGTGATCAATCACAGGCTTCAAGACCTTGAAAGCAAATAATTTGACATGCGGGGCGGGATCATTCCTGCCCTGTTTTTTTATGCCCTGATTATATGGGAGCATATACAAAATAACCAAATCCCGATGCATATCTTTGTAAATTCTGTCAATATCAATCTATGGGAACATATACTATAATAACATCATAAGGAACAAGCAAACAACAAATGAAAGGAAACAAAAGGCATGATTAAATCAGTATTAGTTATTAAAAATGGCGGTGTAAATGTAAGATATGAAAGCGGAAAAAATAGAAGTTATTCAATGAATGAAATGCCTGAATCAGTAATGAATTTCATCCTTGAAGAAACAACAATGGCACATGAAAATGATTTTTCGATTCTTTACACAAAGTAAAAATACGATCCTTTCAGGTGGGTGGTTAAACCTGAAGAAAGAAGGAAGCATGAAGACATACAGTTGTGAAGTTTACAGATATGACAGACATGGCGCAGGTGGCGCACAGTACACAGGCATTTGCGTTTGGTCAGTTGAAGCGAACAATAAGAAGGAAGCAAAGGAACAGGCACTTTGGGCATTGGTTGGTGTTAAGCATTCCGAATATCCTGATTTGATCATTAACATGGAAGAAGCAATCGAAGCAAAGAAAGATGAATACGGATTCTATTCAATGTCATATGAAGACTGCATGAATCACATCATGACAGAAGAAGACATCTTTTCAAAGTCAAGCCGATTGGTAGTGGATGTGACAGTTGAAGAATAATTCAGTAAACCTTGCAGGTGGGTGGTTAAACCTGAAGAAAGGAAAAGACATGAAAACATATCATGTGAAATACTTGATGTATGCATCGCAAATTGAGAAGGGAATTGATGTCATTGCAAAATCATCAGCGGAAGCATATGACAAAGCAGTGTATGAAAAGATTCCTGAATTGGAAGGTTCAATACCTTATGGTGCATTTGTTTACAGTTACACAACACAAGGCGGAAAACACCATATTTTCACAAAGAACATGATCGGGAAGGGGTATTGATATGACGAAACAGGAAAAGAAGAAGGAAGTTGTTGACAATATCAAAGGATATGAAGTCAACAAAGCAAAGGAACAGTTGATCAGTGCTTCTTTCGAATTGTTGGAAGCGGGTGCAATCAGGGAATATAATTCACTATGCACGATCATCGAAAAACTTGAAGCATGGCAGAATAGGGGGTGAAAACATGGGCGCACAGTACACAAAGGCACAGGCGGAATCGGCAAAGAAATATTTGAGCAATTTTGATGAAATCAGGATCAGGATTCCAAAAGGCAAGAAAGAAGAATACAAGCAAATGGCGAAGGCTGAAGGAAAGTCATTGAATCAATTCGTCATTGATTGCATCGAAAAAGGCAGGTCATGAACCTGCCTTCTTTGTTTCTTCATTCAATATCTTCAGTATTAAGTCAAGCAGCGCAGCATCTTCGCATTCTGCCAATCTTTCGTGAATTTCTTGAATGATCTGATCCTTCATGTCTTTCCTTTCATTCCGCACATGCCATCTTCATGATTGAAACTTCATATGCTGTTCGCTGTTCACATGAACCATCGCATTGCTTTTTCAAATATTCCCTGCTTTGCAATCTTCCTATCAAATATAATCGTGTGCCGACATCGCATGATGAAGTGAAGACAGCATTTCTTCCCCAAGCAACGCAAGGAATATAATCACTTTTTGAATATTGCCTGTTCACTGCAAGCATCACATCCGAAATCTGCCTTCCGAAAGGTGTTTCCCGATATGTGGGCGGTTTGCATATATATCCATCAATAGTCACAACATTTTCGTCATAGGCATCAGCATCGATGATTTCGAAATCGGTTGTGAAGACGGACAATATCAGGTTGATTGTTTGTTCATTGTGCTTGTTATGTGACCGAATTTGACCATGAATGCGAACATGGTCTTTCGAATAATCTTTCGTGACATCAATCAGTCTTTCTGAAACAATGATCGGAACAATATCGCAAGTTCCGCTTTGCCTTGGAACAGACAATTTCGATTCGAAGAACTTTTCCCCGAACACTTCATGACTGAATGACAATTTCGACACCATTGTGCCGGAAACGCAAATGTGATTTTCCATTGTGATTCCATCCTTTCTTTTGTTTATGATAAAATCGTATCAAGGGAAAAGAATGAAGTCATGATGATATAACACACTTATACAAAGAAATAGAACTGAAAAATGGTTTCAAAACAACATCGGAATGAAGTGTGTGGACATTGTCCACCATTTGCCCACACTGCACAAGTTGTGACAGACGATGCAGGATGAAGGCAAATGATGAAAAATGTTTTAGTTCCCTTTACCACAAGGATTTCAGACATTGACAAATGATTCTAAATGAAGCAATATGATAAAAAATCACTGTGCTGCATGTCCTTGCGGAAGCGGTAAGAAATACAAGAAGTGTTGTGGAAAAGCCTGAAAATCAAAGTTTCTTGAATGGTGGACATGTCCGAAAATGTTGTTTTGTCCACCATTTGTCCACCTTGAAAAATTTGTCCACCAATCTTTGTCGGTTGGTGGGCATCATTTTGCTTCCACATTTGAATCCACCTTTCTTTTCAAATCACTGAAATTGACAACAGTTGCTTTGGAATCCAAGTTCCCGAATTCTTCAAATTTGTTGACTGCATCTGATCGCATGTTTTCGGTAACATGGACATATGTTTCAAGTGTTGTTCGTGTGCTTGAATGACCAAGCCTTTCTGAAATTGCTTTGATCTGAACACCTGATTCGATCAACATGGTCGCATGCGTATGTCTTAAAGCATGGAAATTGAAATCGATTCCTAATTCATAATTGATGACCTTGGAAGCATACTTGATTGAATTCGATCCTTGGAAGTCACCATTTTCCTTGACGAAAACAGGATATGTTCTTTCAAGTGGAATTTCGAAATCCATTTCCGGCATTGAAATGATCTGCTGCACACTTCTGTTTGTGGGCGAAACTTCATCTTTCACATAATGCCTTGTATATAATGAACCGAATTCTTCTTCATTCGCTTCCTGCCATTCTTTGTATTCCTTCAGGGCATTCAATAGTGTGTCACCAACATCAATTGTTCTATATGATGATTTGTTTTTGCATGCGCCATAATACCATTTTGCCTTTGCTTTTCTTTTTGCACCATGTTTGAAGGTGCCATCAGATGCCTTTTCAAGTTCGATCTTTTTTGCGTTTTTGTTCACTGTGATCTTCTTGTGTTCAAAGTCAACACAATCCCATGTCAATCCGATGACTTCCCCGATTCGCATTCCTGTGTAGTAAGAAGTTAAAATCGCATAATATATCCAAGGGGATTTTTTGAACCTTTCCAAGATGATGTTCATGTTTTCCTTTGTCAGAATGATGATTTCATCCGCTTCGGATTCAGGCCGCATGACAGGAAGTGAAATGTCTTCTGCGGGATTTTCTTGGATCAGTTTTGCAGTCACCTTTGCATATTTGAATGATCCCTTCAATACTTTCACAATATTTTTCATGAAACCTTTTGTGAATCCATTTTTTATATAGATGTCATTGACTGCTTCCTGAAGGATCAATGTATTCACTGCCTTCAGTTTGTAGAAACCGATTCTTGGCTTCAGGTGTGTTTTGATTATGTTTTTATATCCTGTGAATGTGCTGTCAGCAATATTCATTTGACAATAGTTCTTCATCCAATAATCAAGAAAATCACTGACCGAAACTTCGGAAGGTTCAAATGTCAGGCCTGCATTGTTGTATTCTGCCAATGCTTTAGTTCCTGCAATTTCTGCTTCTTTTTTGGTACGGAATCCGGCCTTGGAAATATGTTTTCGCTTTCCATCGATTTTCGCTGCTTCGAAACGATATTCCCAATTTGGTGCTTTTGCCTTTCCATCTTTGTCAAATTTGTCTTTGTTTCTGTTTCGGATGTTTAGTTTTGCCATCCAAATCACCTTTCCTTTCTTTTTCCATGAAATGTATTTCAATATTTGTTCACATTTATCACATATCTATTTCAAACGATTGAATTATAGTTGTTTGAAATAAGGATTTGGGGTGAACAAAATGAAATCTGAAATAATAGAATCAATCATTCGATTGCTTGAACAATGTGAAGATGTTGCGCTGCTTGACCTGATCCTGAAATTACTTCAATAAAGCAGACAGCATTTGTTTCACACCTGCGATTTTTTCCGCATCCAATCCATTCAACAATTCCACAACAGAAAGAAATTCAGAATCTTTCCGCAACCTGACAACGATGCCCGCAATGGTATCGTTTTTTTTGAATTCTTCACTTATGTCTTCATACTTTTCTTCAATCAGATCGGATTTCATTATTCCAAAATAATTTGCCATTATTTCGATCTTGTCGATTCGGGGATATTTCTTTGCTTTCATCCAATCATTGAAAGTTGTTTTTGCTACACCAACAATGTCAGCAAGTTCCTTTTGTGTCTTTCCTGATTGCGCCAAATAGAAAGATAAATTCTTTGCGAAAGTTTCCTTGTTTCCTATATTAGACATTCAATCACCTTCCTTTCGTGTATTCACATAATACATCATATCCGCTTAAAAGTAAATTAAAAAGCACCAAAAGTTCGCTTTAAGTGTTGACAAAGTTATTTTAATATAGTATTGTTAGGGTGTCCGCAGAAAGCGGATTTTAAAAACGAAGAAAGGAAGTGAAAGAAATGGCGAAATTTTCTTTGAAAGCAGCAAGGGTGAATGCAGGCTTAACACAGAAGCAGGCGGCAACAGCCTTGAATGTAAGCAACAAAACACTGTGGAAATGGGAAAATGGTATTTCCTATCCGAAAGCAGACAAAATTGATGCTATCTGCGAACTGTATAAATTATCGTACGATAACATTATTTTTTTTGCGGTTTAAGTCCGCTAAAAGCGAACAGAAAGGAAGATGCCGCATGGAAGACATGCTGTTGACTGTCAATGAAGTCGCAGAAGTCCTGAAGACAAATGTTGATTATGTTTACAAATTGCAAAGAACAGGTCTTCTGAAATTCATCAAGATTGGCAGACTGAAGTGCAGAAGAAGCACATTGGAAGACTTCTTGGAAAGGTTTGATGGAATGGACATCAGTGATCCTGAAGAAGTCAAAGAATTGAAAGGGATATAAAAATGAACGAAAGAAGAAAACTGCCTGAAGGATTCATGGCAGCCTGCATCGTGCTGATGGGGATTTTTGCAGCAATGGTTGCTGTGGGAATTTTAATCATCATATTTGCAACAGGCAAAGAAAACGATGAAGAAGTTCTTGTGATTGAACATGAACAGACTTCATTCAAAGCACAGGTTGAACATGACATTGATCTTCGCTTTCAGGAATGGATTGAAGAACAGCCGGAAGAAGAAAACAAATATTTGATTGATGTCACACAAGAAGACATTGATCTGATGGCAAGGGTTGTGATGTCAGAAGCATCAACACTTTCACTTGATGCGAAGCAGGCAATTGCACAAACGATTGTGAACAGGGTGCGAACAGACTTCTATGATTTCAAGGATCAGAATTCAGTTTCTGAAGTTGTATATCATCCGAATGCATATTCAACGCAGGACAATGGCGAACCGAATGAAGATTGTTATCGGGCAGTTGAAGCAGCACTTATGTATGAAGGATTCCCGACTGACATGTTTTGGTTCAGGGAAGATCACTATCACAATTTTGGCACACCTTATTGCCACATAGGAACCACATATTTTTCAAGGGGGATTTCCGATGGAAATTGATTTGATTTTTAAAGGCAAAGCAACACTTGATGATCTTTGTGTTTTGAATGGTCTTGGATATGAATTTGTCATTGAAGATGGAAAGATCACTTGGATGGGGAACAAAAGAAAAAATTAGGAAGTGAAGAAATGAGCGAAAACAAACATCAACCTTGGGATTTGGCGCAGATGCAGGCACTTCCCTTGGAAGCAAAAATCAGAATGACACAGCAGCGAATTCGTGCTTGGTATGAACATTGGAATGGGATGGTTTACACAAGTATTTCGGGCGGCAAGGATTCGACAGTCCTGAAACACATTATTGATGGGATGTATGACGATGTTCCTTCGGTGTTTGTCAACACAGGTCTTGAATATCCTGAAATACAGAAATTTATCAAGGACATGAAGGCGGGAAAGTGGGATTGTTTCAATCCTGACATTGAAATCGTCAGACCTGAAATGCGATTCAATGAAGTGATTAAGAAATACGGATATCCTGTTGTTTCAAAATCTGTATCAAGAACAATTCACTATGCAAGATTGAACCTTTCCCAAGGAAAAGAAAACACCATATATATTCAGCAACTTAAAGGCGAAGCAATGGACAGAAATGGAATGAAATCACTATACAACAAAAAGAAGTGGTCTTATCTGCTTGATGCGCCATTTGATATGCACAATGCCTGCTGTGATGTAATGAAGAAAAAACCTGTTCATGATTACGAAAAACAAACAAATAGGGTGCCGATTGTTGGAACATTAGCATCTGAATCATTAAATAGATATTCAAATTGGATCAAAAATGGATGCAATGCATTTGACAGCAAAAAACCAAGATCAGCACCATTATCGTTTTGGACAGAACAAGACATCCTTCACTACATCAAAAAGTACAATGTTCCTTATTGCCCCGTATATGGTGACATCGTAGTCGATGACACAGGAAATGAAGAAGCATTAGAAGGTCAGGTCAATATCATTGATTATCTTGAATGTTGGACTGATCAAGACAAACTTCGAACAACAGGATGTGACAGGACAGGATGCATCTTCTGCATGTTCGGGTGTCATCTTGAAGGCGAACCGAACAGATTCCAAAGGCTGAAGCAAACACATCCCCGACAGTATGAATATTGCATCGGTGGCGGTGAAATGGTTGATGGAAAATGGCAGCCAAGCAAAGAAGGTTTAGGACTTGGGAAAGTCCTTGATTATATCGGTGTTAAGTATTAACGAAAGGAAAATAAACAAATGGAAATGGAATTGAAAATGGGCGAAATGCAGTTGCCCGAACAGGTTTCCTTCAATTATGAAGAATTGAAACAGGAACTGACAGAAAAGGTTTCGATGTATGAAACTTTAGTCTACACAGATGATCAGATCAAGCAGGCGAAGGCAGACAAAGCAAGCCTGAACAAACTGAAAAAGGCATTGAACGATGAAAGAATCAAGCGGGAAAAAGAATACATGGTTCCTTTCAATGTTTTCAAGGCACAGGTCAATGAAATCATCGGAATTATTGACAGACCGATTGCAATCATTGACAAGCAGGTCAAGGAATATGAAGAAGCAAAGAAGGCTGAAAAGAAGGCTGAAATCATTGCATTGTTCAACATGTTTGATGCGCCGGAAGAATTGAATTTCGAAAAGATGTTTGATCCTAAATGGTTGAATGCATCGGTTTCGCTTGCAAGCATCCGATCAGAAATGGAATTCCTGATTGAGAACTTCAAAGCGAACCTGAAAATCCTTTCAAATTTGCCCGAATTTGCCTTTGAAGCGAAGCAGACATATATTTCAACACTTAACCTGCAAGATGCCCTGAATGAAGCGCACAGGATGTCAGAAATGGCAAAACTGAAAGCGCAGGCGGCAGCAGAAGTGAAAGCAATCATGGAAGAACCACAGATTGAAGAAGAACATCTTCCATTCACTGATGAAGAACCTGAATGGAAATATTATCAGATCAAAATGACACCTGCACAGATGCTTGGAATGGAATCATATTTCATTTCGAAAGGCATCGAATTCAAAAGAATATAGGGGGATTGAATATGTACACTTTAGAAATTGAACAGGATGGATACAACAGAACAAGATTCGTTTTTGATGATTTGCGTGAAGCAATGTGCCTGATCGAATCAATTCAGGCATGCGCAGCAACAAAGACGGAAGTCAAGTTGACATGCACGATTGATCCGAAGGGGGAAGAAGATGACAACGATTGAAAAATTGGCGAAGGTGCAGCAGGAATTGATCGCACCAAAGAATCAGTTCAACAAGTTCGGTGGTTACAATTACCGATCTTGCGAAGACATCCTTGAAGGATTGAAGACCTGTCTTTCAAAGGTTAAGGCGGCAGTGACAATCACTGATGACATCGTTGAAATTGGTGGCAGACATTATGTGAAAGCAACAGCAACATTTCATGATGCTGAAAGCAATGGAACAATTTCGAACACAGCATTTGCAAGGGAAGAAGAAACAGTCAAGGGAATGAGCAGTTCGCAGGTGACAGGTTCCGCATCATCATATGCCCGCAAATATGCCTTGAATGGTCTTTTCGCAATTGATGATGTGAAGGATGCAGATTCAAGGGATAACAGGGAAGTGAAGGAAGAACCGAAGGAAGCACCAAAGAAGGCACCTGAAAAGCCGCAGACGAAGAAACCTGAAGGAATGACAGGCGAAGAAGCAGCAGAACAGGCCAAAATCGAACAGATGAAGATTTCTGAAGTCAAGATCAAAATCATCCTTCAGAAGTGTGCGGAAAGCAATGTTGACACACAAAAGATTCTAATGCTTTACAAGGTCAAAAGCCTTGCAGACCTGACCGAATTGAAGTTCCGGCACATCTGTGATCATTGGGATCAGATTGTTTCCGCATAGGGGTGAATTGAATGAAATTCACAGGAAGATTTCAAGGTGTCACACAGGATTGGGCAACAGGACAGGTCAACATCACATTTTCAGTGAATGAAAAGGCGGCCTTGAATGAAATCGAAAAGATTCAGAAGGTTGAAAAACTTTCGATTGAAGCAGTGAAGCATCGTGAAAAAAGAAGTCTTGATGCGAATGCGCTGCTTTGGATGTGCCTTGGCAAGATCGCAGAATCCCTGCAAACAGACAAATGGACTGTATATCTTCAGATGCTTCGAAGATATGGGAAATATACATATATTTGCGTGAAACCGAATGTTGTTGATGCTGTCAAGGCACAATGGCGGGAATGCGAAGTCATAGGCGAAATCAAGGTCAATGGCATGGATGCGGTTCAGATGCTTTGCTATTTTGGCAGCAGCACTTTCAACACAAAGGAATTTTCAACACTGCTTGATGGTGTCATTTCTGAAATGACCGAAATGGGCATTCAGGCACCAACATCGCAAGAAATGCAGCGGGCATTGGAACAGTGGGAAAGGACACGAAATGAAAATGCTGTTTAGTGTTTTTACTGATGACATGGATCATTGCATGTTGACAGGAACCACACCTGTCGAAAGACATCACATCTTTGGTGGAAGCAATAAAGCAAGAAGCGAAAAATATGGTTTTATTGCACCATTAAGACCTGATTTGCATCCCAATGGTGTATTTGCGGGCAAGGATGCAAAAACAGTCGACACAATGCTGAAAATGATGTCACAAAACTATTATGAAGAAAACATCGGAACAAGGGAAGAATTCATCAAGGAATTCGGAAAATCGTATTTGTAGAAAGGAAAAATAAAATGAATAAATCAATTTTAATCGGAAGATTAGTTCGTGATCCCGAAGTTAGATATGCACAGAATGGCAATGCAACATGCATCGCAAGATATACATTGGCGGTTGACCGCAGATTCAAGAAGGAAGGCGAACAGGAAGCAGATTTCATTTCATGCATCGCATTCGGCAAGGCAGGCGAATTTGCTGAAAAGTATTTTAAGAAAGGAACCAAGATTGCTATCACAGGCAGAATTCAGACAGGTTCCTATACAAATAAGGATGGACAGAAAGTCTATACAACAGACATTGTTGTCGAAGAACAGGAATTCGCAGAAAGCAAGGGAAGCGGATCAAGTGAAAACAATCCGGCACCTGCTGCCGCAAGCACTGATGGATGGATGAACATCCCTGATGGTATTGATGAAGAACTTCCCTTCATGAATCCAAGCAGGTGATCACATGGATGAATTGTTGCGGAATGGTTCAGGATATGTGGATTGGACAGCATACAAGGCAATGAAAAGCACAGAGAAAGGACAAGATCAAATGACATGTAATCATGGGGATATATGCGAATACGAATTGAAAGGTTCGTATGAAATAAAAACAGCACTTGTTGTTTCTGCGGATTGGCGGGCGAATGATCGATTTGTGAATGTGATCGTGCTGACTGAAGAACCGAAAGGACAGATCAGTGTTCCGATCACAACAAAAAGCGGTGTCATGTATGCCGATTGTGGCATGACATCATTTGCAGAAACAAGCAGAATTAGTTGCTTCATTCAGGCTGCGAAAGCATCAGAAATGAAGCAGGTTGAAGAAGGAATCATCGAATGCCTTGGATTTGGCGGGCAGGTGATTGAAAAGGAAGTTGTCAAAGAAGTGATCAAGGAAGTTCCGAAAGAAGTGATTCTTCCTTTGGAACACACTGATCTGACTGTTGATCTATCAATGGATTTGGCTGCTGCAAAGAAAGAAGCAGAAATCTTCAAATCATTATATGAACAACTTCTTGAAAAGATGTTGAAGGGGTGACAACGATGGCAGTCAATAGCAAAGCAAAAGGCGCAAGGTTTGAAAGACTTCTTGCATCCCATCTTCGTGAATATGGGTATTCAGCAAGAAGGGGGCAGCAGTATTGCGGTGCCAATGGTGATGCGGATGTGGTTGGATTGCCACACCTGCACATCGAAGCAAAACATCAGGAAAGAATGTGCTTATATGATTGGATGGCACAGGCAACAAGGGATGCAAGATCAGGCGAAATTCCTGTTGTAATGCATAAGAAAAACAATGCAGAAATTCTTGTTTCCATGAAGTTCGATGATTTCATGCAAATATACAAGGAATGGGAAGCAAGCGAATATTTGAAAGGGGATGATCTGAAATGAACAAATCAAAAGAATTGGCAAATACAACAGACCTTGTGAAACAGATTCTTGAATCATTTCCACAGGCAAGAAACAGTGACATGGTTCTATATATCAAAGTTTGTGAAAGGATGAATCCGGCAGCAATAAAGGAACCATTTTGGTATGTGTTGGTTAATTTAAAAGAATTCAATCTACCAAACATTGAAACAGTCAGAAGAACAAGGCAGAAGATTCAAGCCGAAAATCCTGAATTGGCAGGTGATGACAATGTGGAAGCACAAAGAATGCTGAATGAAGAAACCTTCCGGAAATATGCGAAGGGGGCATTCTAAAAATGGCAGATGTGAAGTGGATCAAAATCACAACTGACATATTTGATGATGAAAAGATTCTTTTGATTGAATCCCTTCCTGATGCATATGCAATTATCACAGTATGGTTCAAGTTGCTATGTTTGGCAGGAAAAATGAACAACAGTGGTGTTTTCATGATGTCGAATCAAATTGCCTATACTGACAAGATGATTGCGACAATCTTCAGAATGAAAGAATCAACAGTGCAACTTGCATTGCAGACATTTCAACAGTTCGGAATGATTGACATCATTGATGGTGTCATAACAATTCCGAATTGGGAAAAACATCAGTCCTTGGATGCATATGAGCAGAAAAAGGAAAGGGATCGAATATATCAGGCGGAAAGAAGAAAAAAACAAAAACTTATTGCAGTGAAATCGTCTGACAAATCGTCTGACATCGAAAAAAATCGTTTCACAGAAGAAGAAAGAGAAAAAGAAGAAGAAAAAGAAAGAGAAAGAGAAGAAGAAAAGGTCACCTGCAAGCAGGTTATCGACCTGTTCCATTCCATCTGTATTTCATATCCTTCTGTGAAGGCATTATCAGATGCAAGAAGGAAGGCAATCAATGCAAGATTGAAAATATACAGTCTTGCAGATTTCCAAACAGTATTTGAAAAGGCTGAAGCATCTTCTTTCCTTAAAGGTTCAAATGATCGCAATTGGACAGCAAACTTCGATTGGTTGATCAAGGATGCAAACATGGCAAAGGTTCTTGATGGCAATTATGACAACAGAAGCGGCAGCAATCCTTCGAAGAATAACAAAGCACAGGAACTTGATGATTTTTATAATATGGCAGCAAATTGGGCGGATGAATGAAAGGAAGGGAAACAATGAAAGAAGTGACAAGAATTGTGACATTGGAAATCACAGCAATCAAACTTGTGGAAGGCGATCCAAAATCTTTTAACAAGAGCAGATGCGAAGAAGCAATAAAAAAATTCACACATGCTGATGATGTGCATGTCAAAAATGTGCAGGATTTCATAATTGACAAGGATGATTGCAATGAATAAGAAAGAATTTTCAATGCTTGCAATGGCATTAAGAACATATTATCCGAAAGAAAATCTTCTTCCGAATGAACAGGCAATGGAATTGTGGTTCAGGGAACTTCAGGACATTGATGCCAAGGTTGCAGAAGCATCCCTTCGCAAGTGGGTGGCAACGAATAAATGGTCACCTTCCATTGCTGACATAAGGGAAACAGCATCAACCATTCAGGTGGGCGAACTGCCCGAATGGGGTGATGGTTGGGAAAAGGTCATCAAGGCAATCAGATCATTCGGGATGTATCGTGCCGATGAAGCAATGGCAACCTTCGATCCGATCACAAAGCAGTGTGTTGAAAGATTAGGATTCAGGAACCTTTGCCTGTCAGAATCCCCAAATCAGGATCGTGCAAACTTCCGAATGATCTTTGAACAAATATCGGAAAGAAAGAAAAAGGATGCACAGATTGCATTGCCATTGAAGCAGGCAATTCAGGCAATCCAAACTGAAAACAAATTGATGATTGAAACCAAAGATTAAAAGGAAAATGCACAGATGAGAATAGGACTGATTGATGTCGATGGACACAACTTCCCTAATATACCATTGATGAAAATTTCCGCATGGCACAAAAAACAAGGTGATCAGGTTGAATGGTATGATCCGATGTTTTCAGGGCATATGGACAAAGTCTACATGTCAAAGGTCTTTTCATTCACACCTGATTATCCATATTTCGTTGATGCGGATGTGATTGAAAAAGGTGGCAGCGGATATTGTATCAGTTTGGTTGATGGCAAGGAAGTGTTCGACAAGACAAAAGACAAAGAATTGCCATATGAAATTGAACACATATTCCCTGATTATTCAATTTATCCTGAATTAACAGGATGGGGAAAACCGAAAAAGGATCAAAAATGTTTCGGATTCCTGTCAAGGGGTTGCCCAAGGGGATGCAGTTTCTGCCATGTCGAAGTGAAGGAAGGCAGGGCATCAAGGAAGGTTGCAGATTTGAATGAATTTTGGGATGGTCAGAAGAACATTGCCCTTTGCGATCCGAACATCTTGGCATGCAGGGAATGGAAAGACTTGTTGCAGCAACTGATCAACAGCAAAGGTGTGGTTGATTTCAATCAAGGATTGGACATCCGATTGATGACTGAAGAAAAAGCACAGATGCTGAAGCAGATCAAGATCAAGGACATTCATTTTGCATGGGATCGTTATCAGGACAAAGACATGATTGTTCCGAAATTCAAGATGTTCAAAGAAATAACAGGAATAAGGGATCGAAATCTGATTGTGTATGTCCTTTGCAATTTCGATACAACACTTGAACAGGATTTGGAAAGAATCTACACACTGCGGGAAAATGGATTTTGGGCATATGTGATGCTTTATGACAAAGAAAATTTACCGAAAGGACATATACTTCGAAAACTGCAAAGATGGGTGAACAACAGATTCGTTTTTGCAAAGTGTGAAACATTTGATGAATATTTGAAATCAAGTAAATAAAAATATAGGAAGGTGGGGAATATGAAAGCAAAAGAATATTTGATGCAGGTTGGCAAGATTGATCGCATGATCAATAACAAGATTCAGGAAGTCCGGCAGTGGATGGACATTGCAACAAGTGCAACTGTTTCTGCCAATGGCGAAAGGGTACAGTCTTCGGGAAGTCATCAGAAGATGGCAGATGCAGTCGGAAGATATGTTGATATACAGAAGGAAATCAATGCTGATATTGACATGTTGGTTGATACAAAGCAGAAAGTCATCAAGACAATAGAACAACTTCCTGAAGCAGAATATGATCTTCTTCATATGGTATACATTCAGGGATTCGAATTGAATGCTGCTGCCGACATGAAGAACAAAACATATACATGGGCAACAACAACACATGGCAGGGCATTGTCACATTTACAAAAGATAATTGATACGGAAGGGGATCGAACATCAAAATGATGTTCTGAAGGATAAATGAAGATAGATGATGATGCTGTTCAGGAATTGGCTCATGGAATTGTGATCGTGGCGGTTCAGGATTATGTGAAAGCAAAGAAAAAATTGATGAAGAATCCGAATGAGCATTTGGCGCAGCAGTTATTGCGTGATGTTGAAAAATTCTTCAAATCAGGTTGGTTTGTTACACTGACAGGATTCGACGGAAATGTGGTATTGGGAAAACTTGAAGAACAGATGTATATAAAAATGAAACAGGCAAAAGGTAAAAGAAACAAGAAGTGTGACGATGTGTGACTTTTTGTGACTTTTTGTGACAAAGTTGTATGTGTTGTGACTTAATTGTATTTGAAGTGACTGTTTCAGTATGATAATATTATAGTAGAATAATATGTAATGAACAGGCATCGCATCCGATTGGAAGCGGTGCTTTTTTCATGCAAAGGAAGATCAAACATGAATATTCAGTGTGAAAGATATGAACAGATCGGAAATCAGATCATAGAAGAATTATTTCCCGAACTTCAGAATGTCAGGATCGCATGGTTGGCATCTGACAAGGAAAAACAGTCAAAGGGAAAGATTGTATTTGCAGAATGTGCAAAGGTTCCTGAAAAATTTGATTGGTGTTGTCCATATGACTTCACAATCACAGTATTTGAACCGAATGTGGAAAAGTTCAGTGAAGATCAGATCAAGATTCTTCTTGAACATGAATTAATGCATGTCGGTGTGGATGGTGAATGCTTATTTGTCAGACCACATGACACAGATGAATTCATTGACATCATTCGAAAGTACGGAATCGATTGGCAACTGACAGATTAAATGAAAGGAAGTGTTGCAGGATGGCATTGACAGAAAAGATGAAAAGATTCTGCGATGAATATCTGATCGACCTGAATGCGACACAGGCTGCAATTCGGGCGGGATATTCGAAAAGAAGTGCAAGGCAGATTGCAGACACCAACATGTCAAAAGATGACATAAAGGACTATATTGCTGCAAGGATGGCGGAAAAGGAAGCATCACTGATTGCGGATCAGGATGAAGTCCTTCAATATTTGACTTCTGTTCTGCGGGGAAATGAACAGGATGAAGTGATCACAGCATCAGGCAGAAGGGGAATCAAGAAGGTTGATGCAAAGGATCGAATCAAGGCAGCAGAACTTCTTGGCAAACGATACGGAATATATACAGAAAAGATTCAGGCGGATGTCTTGATCCCTGTTTTCACAGGCGAAGAAGACTTGGAAGAATAATTGAAAGGGTAAGTTGGTATGATTACGAACGAAGAATGGAAACCGATCAAAGGCTTCACAAGATATGAAGTTTCAAACATGGGAAATGTCAGAAACATTCATACAAAGCAAATGAAGGCAGTACGAAAAAGCAAAACAGGGTATTGCATCACAGATTTGAAAGAAAATGGAACAAAAACAACAAAATACATTCATAGATTGGTAGCAGAAGCATTCGTTGAGAATGTTTTTTCTTTTTCTTGTGTAAACCACAAGGATGAAGACAAAGCGAACAATCGTGCAGACAACCTTGAATGGTGTTCTGTTGAATATAACAACAAATATGGAACACATAATGCAAAGATAAAAGAAACAAAAACAAGAAAATGCGGAAAGAAAGTCTTGCAGATTGATTGCAAAACAGGTGAAGTGATAAACGAATACGGAAGCATCACTGAAGCCGCCAATGCTATGAATGTGACAAAGCAGGCTATTGGTTGGGGGGCATCAAAAGAATCGCACACTGCCTGCGGTTTTAGATGGGTGGTGATGAAGTAGTGATCAGAAAAGAAATGATAAAACTTCCTGAAGTAGTCGGGAAGGGATATAAAGCATTTTGGAATTTCAAAGGTCGCTACCGATAATGTGTTGTCAAGGGAAGTCGTGCTTCAAAGAAATCGAAGACAACAGCCCTTTGGTATATCTACAACCTGATGAAGTACAAGGATGCGAATCTTCTTGTTGTCAGGAAGACATTCAGAACATTGAAGGATTCCTGTTATACAGAATTGAAATGGGCAGCGAAGCGGTTGAAGGTTGAACATCTTTGGAACTTCACAATGTCACCTTTGGAAGCAACATACATCCCGACAGGGCAAAAGATATATTTCAGGGGATTGGATGATCCGCTGAAGGTCACATCGGTCACAGTTGACACAGGATGCCTTTGTTGGATGTGGATCGAAGAAGCATATGAAGTCATGAATGAAGCAGACTTCGACATCCTTGACGAATCAATTCGTGGTGAATGTCCTGAAGGATTGTTCAAGCAGATCACATTGACATTCAATCCTTGGAATGAAAGACATTGGATCAAGAAACGATTCTTTGATGTTTGTTCGTCGGATATATTAGCAATTACAACGAATTATTTGTGCAATGAATGGTTGGATGCATCCGACATTCGTGTGTTTGAAGAAATGAAGATCAGGAATCCCCGAAGATATGCTGTTGCAGGCCTTGGCGGATGGGGAATCGTTGAAGGCCTTGTATATGAAAATTGGCGGGAAGAATTCTTCGATCACACATCAGACGAATGGAAGGCTGAACATCCGAATCTTGAATCGGTCTTCGGTCTTGACTTCGGTTATACAAACGATCCTTCCACATTGTTCTGTGGGCTGCTTGATAAGAAAAACAAGCGGCTTTTTGTGTTTGATGAAATGTACAAAAAGGGCATGTCAAACAGGATGATCGCAGAAGAAATCAAGTCGATGGGATATGCAAAGGAAAGGATCACTGCTGATTCGGCAGAACCAAAGTCAATCGATGAATTGAAATCCCTTGGCATTCGTGCGAAAGGTGCAAAGAAAGGCAAGGATTCGATCAGAAATGGTATTCAGTGGATTCAGGACTTGGAAATCATTATTCATCCCCGATGCGTGAACTTCTTGACTGAAATCAGCAACTATACATGGGCAGAAGATAAATTCGGCACCAAATTAAATGAACCAATAGATGATTTCAACCATTTGATGGATGCAATGCGATATGCTTTGGAATCGCACATTGTAGGCAGCAAGTGGATGATGTAAAAACGAAAGGAACAAAAGAGAAATGACAACAACAGAATCATATGAACAGATTTTACAGTCATTGGGGTTCGAAGGTGAACTTCCTGACAAACTTCAGTCAACCTATTTGAAGGCAATTGCAGACAACATTGGCAGTGGAAGCAGCACTTCTGACGAAATTCCGACATTCTACAATGACGAATATGCAACCACAAAAGCAACAGTTGAAGCATTAAGCACAAATGATTCATTCAATATTATATGTGCGACTGATTTGCATTATTCGCCTAAAGGCAGCGGATACAATGAAAGCAAATTGCGTGTGCCTGTTTTCAACATGTTAAAAGCATTAAGAAAAGCAGAAAAGGAAATGCCTGTTTCGCTTGTTGCTGTTCTTGGTGACTATATGCAGATGCCCGAAGAACACACGAAAGAAGATGGAATCAGCAATATTGCAGAATTGAATGCCGGATTGTCAAGCATCACAAGTCCTAAAATGGCAATCTGCGGCAATCATGAATATGACTTCAAGGGCAATGGTTCAGGATCAGGGCTGACAAATGATGAACTTTATCAGTATTTATTGAAGAAGTATGTTGGCAGGGATATAAAGAAAGCATCCACAAATGTGTTTTACATGTTTGATGATGTCAATGAAGTTTGTTATCTGTTTATTTCAGCAAACAACAACGCAAATGTGAACACTTATTTGCAGGCTGCTTTTAATAATGTAATCACAGCAAATACAAACAATTATCCTTATATGGTGCTTTGCCATTTTGCGGTTGACACAGTGAATGACACACTTTGGGCAGGTGTTGCGGATGCAATTGATTACATTAAAACAACAAAAGGCAAAAGCATAATTGCATGGATCGGTGGTCACAAGCATTGCGATTGGGTGAAGGTTTACAATGACACACTTGTTGTTTCACTTCTGAACAGTTGCTATTATGCGAACAATCCAAGCCAAGATGGCGAAACCTATGAAAAGCCTTTAGGTACAGCCGATGAAAGTGCTTTTTCAATCATTACAATCAACAAGACATTCGGAAAGTTATATGTGACAAGGTTTGGCGCAGGTGTTGACATTGAATGCAATTACAATTCGACAAGTGGTGCCATTGGCAGGGTTGAAGAAAGTCCATCACAAGATTATTGGTTCAATGTTGATGATTCAACAATTTCACAGTATGCATCCAATCATTCATGTGAATATAACCTTGTAGGGAACACATTATCGATGACAGTTAATGACACAAACAGTGGTGTGAAGATTGACAATATTGTTTCCGAACTTCCTACAAGCGAAAAGAAAACACTTAAACTTATTGCTGACAGTTGTGTTGGTACGGAAGATTTATTTGTTGCAACAGTCGATTTCTACGAAGGAACAACCAAGGTTGGATCAGTTGGAATGCTTGGATCGAAGTTTGAAGAAAAGGTTTCAACAATCGGAAATGGTGGAATCACAAGAACAATCAGTTCTTCAGTATTGGCAACAATCGGAAATGCAGATAAGGTTGAAGTTGTATTGCGTTCTTCTTCCGCAACAAGTTCAGATTTGCCGAATCTGCCTTACAACCTGTCATTCGTGAATTTGCGTGTTGAATTGTCATAAAAATAAAATCAAAAAGGACACCATGTTTCAGGTGTCCTTTTGTTATGAAAGAAAGGTGAAAAAATGTTATCAGAAGCAGAAATACTTCAGTTCATATCGGATGACAAAGCATCTGACAAGAAGCGGGCAGCCTTGGCAGGTCAAAGATATTATGAAGGCGAACATGACATCAAGAACTATCGTCTGTATTACTACAATGCAGATGGAAATCTTGTTGAAGATAAAGATCGCAGCAACATCAAGATCAGTCATCCTTTCTTCACTGAATTAGTGGATCAGGCTGCGCAATACATTCTTTCGGGTGATGAATTCATCAAGTCTGATGATCCTGATTTGCAGGCTGAATTGGACAAATACTTCAATGAAAATGAAGACTTCATCGCAGAATTGAATGAAGTCCTGACAGGCGCAATGGCAAAAGGTTTCGAATACATGTATGCGTACAAAAAGGAAGACGGAACCATTGCTTTTGAATGTGCTGATTCCTTGGGTGTTGTTGAAGTCAGGGAAAAGGACACAGACGATGGTTGCGCATATGTGATCTATTGGTATATTGACCGAATTGAAAAAGGTCAGAAGAAGATCAAGCGAATTCAGGTGTGGGATAAGGATCAGACATATTACTATGTGCAGGCAAAGGAAGGTGAAATCCTTCCCGATGAATCAGAACCGATCAATCCAAGACCGCACATCTTATACACAAAGACAGGTGACAAAAATGTCTATTATGACGGATTCGGATTCATTCCTTTCTTCAGATTAGACAATTGCAAGAAGCAGTTCAGTGATTTGAAGCCTGTCAAGGAATTGATTGATGATTATGATCTTATGGCATGCGGACTGTCAAACAATTTGCAGGATGCATCCGAATATTTGGTTGTGGTCAAAGGTTTTCAGGGTGACAACCTTGAAGAACTGATCAAGAATGTCAAGACAAAGAAACACATCGGTGTTGATGGTGATGAAGGCGGTGATGTTGAATTCAAGACAGTTGACATTCCATATCAGGCAAGAATGTCCAAGATCGAACTTGATGAAAAAGGCATTTATCGTTTCGGCATGGGATTGAACACAGCAGGTCTGAAGGACACAGCCGCAACAACAAGCATCGCAATCAAAGCAGCATATTCGCTGCTTGATATGAAAGCGAAGAAGAAGGAAATTCGACTGAAACAGTTCCTTCGCAAAATCCTAAAGGTTGTCATTGCTGAAATCAATGATGTCAATGGCACTGACTATCAGATGAAGGATGTGTATTTCGATTTTGATCATGAAATCATGTCCAATGCGCAGGAAAATGCACAGATTGAATTGATTGAAGCGCAGACACAACAGGCACAGATCAATTCGATCATGTCAGTTGCGGCGCAGTTCGGGAATGAATTGGTCATTCAGTGGTTGTGCGATGTGCTTGATGTTGATTACACAGATATAAAAGACAAACTTCCCAAGGCTGAAGAAGACGATCTGAACAGTGCGCAGGATGTTTTGAATGGGGTTGTGACAGATGAACAAGGAACAGAAAGAAATCCTTCAATCACAACTGAATAATGAAAAACAAACGATCAAAGAACTGAAAGAAGTCTATGAAACCGCATTGAAAGACTGCGAAACCAAGATCAAAGAACTTTCAATGCGAAAGGACTTGGAAAACATTCAGTCGATCATATACCAAAAGCAATATCAGCAGGCAATCAGGGGGCAGTTGGAAGGCATCCTTGAACAGATGCATGGTGATTCATTTGCAACTGTTTCTGACTATCTTGCAAGGTGCTATGAAGATGGATATATCGGCACCATGTATGATCTTGCCGGACAGGGAATCCCGCTGATCATTCCGATTGATCAGGATCAGGTTGTGAAGGCAATTCAGACGGATTCGAAACTGTCAAAATCATTATATGATCGGCTTGGGGAAGATGTCAGTGAATTGAAGAAGGCTGTCAGACAGGAAGTTTCAAGGGGAATCGCAAGCGGTTCTTCTTGGGTTGATGTCGCAAACAATTTGGCATCAAACTTCACGAATACACCTTTTTCAAAGGCATTTAACAATTCAATCAGGATCGCACGAACTGAAGGTCACAGAATCGGCATTCAGTCTGCTATGGATGCGCAGGAAAAGGCGAAGAAAAAGGGCGCAGATATAGTGAAGCAGTGGGATGCAACACTTGATGGCAGGACAAGGGATTCGCACAGGTTGTTGGATGGTCAGATCAGGGAACTTGATGAAGATTTCGAAGTCAATGGAAAGCATGCTTCAGCACCTTCAATGTTTGGTGATCCTGCTGAAGACATCAATTGCAGATGCGCATTGCTTCAGCGGGCAAGATGGGCATTGGATGATGATGAACTTGCAACACTTCGGGAAAAGGCTGCATATCATGGAACAATTGTCGATGATTCGGAAAAATATGGACATGCCAAAGCGAAAGACTTTGCAGATTTCAAGGAAAAGTATTTGCAGGCAAGCGCAATTGAAAATGAAGCAGCAGGTTTGATGTTCAAGGATAAACCAAATTCAACAATGACAGCGAAAGAAAGATTCGAAGCAACAATGGAAGTTTCAAAGTCATATAGTGGGATGCCCACAAAAGTGAAACAAGAATTTTCAGATGTCACATTTGAATTTGGTTATGCGGGAAATTCCTGCGATATATTGCACAAAAAGATCAATGTTGCAATCGGTACACAAAAAGAACAAATTGATCATGAATATGGGCATCTGATTGAACACTATATGATGAAAAAATCCGATGTTGATGCATACAAGGCTTCATTGACAAAAGGTTTGACAAGTGCAAATATTAAAACAGAAATATATTATGACAATGCAGGAAATTCGCATCGTGTTTTTGTTCTTGTTGGTGGGAATTTTGAATCGGAATATCAAACAAGACTATATGTCAGAAAAAAATCTGATGCATTGAACAAAGATGGATCAATAAACACTGATTGCATGCTTGAATGCATTTCGGAACCTTTTAAGAAATATATGAATGGTGAACAAATATCTTCGGAAGCAAAGAAACTTATTGAAGGGGCAATCTTATGACAAAAGAAGAATTCCTTAACATAAAAACATATGAAGAATTCGACAAAAGAAGAAGCGAAATGAAAGATGTTGACTTCAGTGATCCTGAAATAATAAAACATTCTGATTCGCTATTCCCTGAATTAGAAAGCAGTGGTTTCGAAGATGGCATCATTTATGAAGTATATCCAAATAAGAAATAAAGCATCTTGTAGCGGCAGGGTGCTTTTTTAATGCAATAATTTAGTGATTTAAGGGCATTATTTGCAGGATTTCTGCAAAATGCCCTTTTATATTGCACAAAAATGAAAGGAAGGGGATAAAAATGGACATTACACAGATGGGAACAGTGCTTGCAATCGTAGTGATCACATATCTGATCGGATTGGGCGCAAAACAGATTTCAATCATTAAGGATGAAACCATTCCTGTGATCGTAGGCATTTCAGGTGGTCTTCTTGGCATCCTTGGAATGTTTGTGATGCCTGATTTCCCTGCGAATGACATCCTGAATGCAATCGCAATTGGCATTGTGTCAGGATTGGCATCGACAGGTGTGAATCAGATTTATAAGCAGGCAGCGAAGGGGTGAATTGAATGATCTTAAAACAATGTTATTTGACCAAGAATGACTGCTTCAAAGAAAGAACGATTGTTCCAAAGGGAATTGTTGTTCATTCGACAGGCGCAAACAATCCTGCGCTTCGCAGATATGTGCAGCCGGATGATGGCATCCTTGGAACAAACAAGTACAACAACCATTGGAACAAAAGCGGTGTGAATAAGTGTGTCAATGCTTTCATCGGGAAGGCATTGGACAATCAGGTCATGGTGTATCAAACACTTCCTTGGGATAAAAGGCCTTGGGGTGTTGGATCAGGAAGCAAAGGCAGTTATAACAACAGTCACATTCAGTTTGAAATCTGCGAAGATGCACTGACCGATGCAACATACTTCAATGATGCATTCACTGCTGCCATTGAATTGTGTGCCTATTTAGCGAAGGAATACAACATTCCTGTTGCGAATATCGTTTCACATCATGAAGCATATCTTGCGGGATATGGAAGCGGACACAAAGATTGTGATCATTGGTTGAAGAAGTTCGGAAAAGACATGGATTGGTTCCGGCAGCAGGTTCAAGCAAAACTTGGATCAGCAGTCATGGTTGAAGAACCTGTCAGAGAAGACACAACAGTTCCTGCGGAAAAGCAGGTGTGGGATTTCCTGATCGGAAAAGGCCTGTCAGCATTTGCAACAGCGGGTGTCATGGGAAACATCCGATGCGAAAGCAATTTCATTTCGACAAATCTTCAGAATTCATTCGAAAAGAAGTTTGGTGTTGATGATCTGACATACACTGCACAGGTGGATGCAGGCACAAGAAACTTCATCGATTCGGCAGGATATGGTCTTTGTCAGTGGACATATTACACAAGGAAGCAGCAGATTTTGGACTATGCGAAATCACAGGGCAAGTCAATCGGTGATCTTGCAATGCAACTTGAATTCATGTGGATCGAAATGACTGCAAAGAAATCCATGATGAATGCATTGAAGGCAGCAACATCGGTTCGACAGGCATCCGACATCTTCCTTTTGCAGTTTGAAAGACCTGCGAAAAAGGATGATCCGAATGTGCAGGCGAATCGTGCTTCCTATGGCGAAGCATATTTCGAAAAGTATTTCGGAAGCAAACCTTCAACATATCTTGTGAAGATCAACACTGCTGTTCTGAATATCAGAAGCGGTGCCGGAACTTCATTCAAGAAAGTTGGAACAGTTAAGAAGGGCGAAGTTTACACAATTGTTGAAGAAAACAACGGATGGGGCAAACTGAAGTCAGGTGCAGGATGGATTTGTCTTGCATACACATTGAAATATTAAAATGGGCATCCTTCGGGGTGTCCTTTTTGATAATGTCCGAAGCATGATGACGATTAAAAGCATTGCAATATGACCTGATGCAAGTCATTTAAAAGGCATCTGTCGCAGCGGTGAAACCGCATTTAAAAACACAGACATGGAAGGAAAAAGGATATGGAATTTTTGAAAGAAATCTTGGGCGAAGAACTTTTCAAACAGTTCGCAGAAAAGATCAACGCATACAACGGAAATGAAGAAAACAAAGACAAGCAGATTAAGATCGGGAATCTTGGAACAGGTGAATATATTGGCAAGGGCAAATTTGAAGCCCTTCAAGAGTTGATGACAGGCAAGGAAACAGAATTGAAGTCTGCGAATGATCTTATTGCACAGTTGAAGAAGGACACAAAAGGCAACGAAGAACTTCAGAAGAAGATCGGTGACTATGATGTGCAGGTTGCGCAGTTGCAGGCACAGTTGCAGGAAACGAAGATCAAGGCTGCAATCAAGGTTGCATTACTTTCTGAAAAAGCGGTTGATGTTGATTACTTAACATTCAAGTTGAATGAAAAACTGAAGGAAAAAGGCGAATCCCTTGAACTTGACGAAAATGAAAATATCAAAGGATGGGATGACAAACTTGCCGGATTAAAGACACAGTTCCCTTCAATGTTTGAATCTGCTTCTTCAGGCGAAAAGAAGTTTGAAGAAAAGCGGTTCGAAGGTGGCAAGGGTGGCGAATCACTGACAAGGGAAGACATCCTGAAGAAACCATATGCAGAAAGGGCAAGACTTTTCACAGAAAATCCCGATGCATATGCGGAAGCAATGAACAAATAAAAAGGTGAATGGTGATTGATATGGCATCGACTTGCGAATTATGCGGTTTGATTTCCCGATTGAATGGGAATCCCGATGCACTATCAGATAAAATGACCAAAACACTGAATGATGAAATCATAAGACTTTTATCATGCGGATCATGCTTGCATTTGACCGCAAATGATGTGTCCTATGATGAAACAACAGTCGGGAACAAACTTGGTGCCTTGAACACAAAAGTGTTGGCACAGGAAGAAAGGGTTCCGACATCTGCCGAAGTGGTTTCGGCAATTCAAACAATGACACCTGATCAGATCGCAGCAGTGAATGCGAAACTGAAAAGGAAATAAAATGAAAGGTTAGGTAAACAAAATGTCAGTTACCACATTATCAAATTTAATTAATCCACAGGTCATGGGTGACATGATCGAAGCAAAGATCAACGCACAGGCAAAATTAACACCTTATGCAAAGGTTGATACAACACTTGTTGGTGTAGCAGGTGACACAAAGACAGTTCCTTCTTGGAACTACATCGGTGATGCAGAAGATTTCAATCCTGAAGCAGGAAGCGAAATGGACACAACAAATCTCACAGCATCTTCAACAACATTCACAATCAAGTGCGCTGCAAAGTCAGTTGGCATCTATCAGACAGCAATCAATTCCGGCCTTGGAAATCCTGTTGGACAGGCTGAAACACAGTTGGCAAAGTCAATTGTTGGCAAGGTTGACAATGATGTCCTTGCTGCTGCATACAAATGCACAAATGTATATGCACCTGACACACTTGCAGCAATCGCATATGCAGGCATCGTTGATGCAAATGCAAAGTTCGAAGATGAAGAAGATGGCATCGACAAGGTTATGTTCATCAATCCCGCACAGGAAGCAACACTTTTAAAGGATTCGGATTTCCTTTCTGCTGACAAGTTTCAGGCAGGTGTTGCAGTTAATGGCGCAATCGGTAAGATCGCAGGCGCATGGGTAAAGAAGTCAAAGAAAGTTCTTCTTGTTACATATGTAAAGGACAACGAAGCAACAGGCGCAACAGTTGTGACAATCACATCAGCAAACCTTGCTGAATATCAGGCAAAGGTTGATCCTGCAACCACACTTGCTGCAAATGATAAGGTTAAGCCTTTAGCAGCAAATGCACAGTATTATGTTTGTCCTATCATCAAGATGGAACCTGATTCTGCTGAAACTGAATACACTGAAGATGAACTTCCTGCAATCACTATCTTCTTAAAGAAGGACACACAGGTTGATCATGAATGGTTCCCTAAAAAGCAGAAGCATGACATCACTGCTGCAAAGTATTATGGTGTTGCATTAACAAATGCAGCAAAAGTTGTTCTTGCTAAATTCAAGAAATAATGAAAGGGGGTGATCCCTTTGATTATTTCAGTTGCTGATGCAAGAAATTTCATCACAACAAGTCTATCGGACACAGTGCTTGAATTAAAACTTCAGGCACTTGAAGTCCTGATCCGAAAATATACCAATAACAACTTTCAGAAAAGGAATGCCCGCACAATCGCAGAAACATCAGGAAATCTGATTGCATGCGACACAACCTTCTTTGCGAAGGGTGACACAATTCAAATCACAGAATCTGATCTGAATGATGGATTGTATGTGATCAAAGAAGTCATTGCGGGCATTTCCTTGGAAGTGGAAGAAGACCTTTTCGCAGAAAATAAAGTTCTTGTAACAAAGATCGAATATCCTGCCGATGTGGTTGTTGGTGTGTTGAATATGCTGAAATGGGATTTGGAAAGTCGGGATAAGGTTGGCATACAGTCAGAAACGATTTCCCGCCATTCTGTGACCTATTTCAACATGGATGGGGCAAATTCATCGATAGGTTATCCAACAGCCCTGACAGGGTTCCTGAAGCCTTATATGAAGGCAAGGTTCTGAATGGGGGTGCTTGCATGATTGGTGGAAACACAACGATCCAACTTCAGACAAGCACAACAACAAAAAATGCAATAGGCGAAGCAGTGAAAGCATGGACAACATCGCAATCAATAAAAGGTTGGCTTGACTTTTCAAGCGGTGATTCCAAATATACTTCCTACAATGCGAAGATTCAGGAATCGACACATGTATTTGTTGCAGATTATGTTGCGATCACTGCTTCTGCCGAAAATGCAAGGGTTGTTGATGAAGATGGTCTTGTTTATGATGTGATGCTGATTGATGATCCAATGCGGATGCACAAACAGATCGAAATATATTTGAAGTTCACAGGGGGGCAGTAAAATGCCTGTTCAATTTACTGACAACAGCATGCAGGTGAAGGCGGAATTGAACGAAGCAGCAATTGCATGGCTTTATGAAGCCGCAGGCGAAGTCAAATCGGCTGCAAAAAGGAATTCAAGGGTTGACACAAGTGATTTAAAAACACATTGGTCATATAAAGTCGATGAATCCAAAGGGCAGGCAACAATCGGGAATCCGCTTGAAAATGCCATTTGGGAAGAATTCGGCACAGGTGAATATGCCCTTGAAGGCAATGGCAGAAAAGGCGGATGGTATATTCACGAAAGCAAGTTGTCACCAAAGGCTAAAAGTCGAATGAAGAAAGTGATCGGCAAGAATGGTGAAGTGTTCTATTTTACCAAGGGCAAAAAACCGAACCGAACTTTGTTCAATGCATTCACTAATAATGAAGCCAAACTGAAGCGAAGACTTGAATCCATTTTGAAAGAAAGGATGCAGTGATGCAGCAGAAAACATTGAAATATATCAATGACAAATTGGATGAAGCAAACATTCCATATCAGTTCGGTGTGTATGCTTCGGATATATCGTCATTGAATTATTATTTTGTCGGTGATTACACTGAAACCGAACCGATGAACGAAGATGGACTGACAGAATCGCAGTTCATATTGACAGGCACAGGCAAGGCATTCGGTGAATTAGAATCGGCAAAAGACACAATCAGGAATCTATTTCCTGAATCAATCGGGGATGTGGCAATCTTGGACAATGGTTCTGCGATTGCTATTTTTTATGCTTCCGCCATGTATATTCCCACAGGGGATGAAAGGCTGAAGCGAATTCAAATCAATCTTAAAATAAAAGAATGGAAGGTGTAAAAATATGAGCGCATACGGAAAAACAGGTGTGTCAGCAAACACACCTAAAAACATCATGTTCGGTGCAGGCACAATTCACAAGAATTTGTCATATACAGGCAATTCATGGAATTTCGCTGATTCGATAATTGGCGCAACTTCAGGCGGATCAAAGATTTCGATTGTTCCTGAAGTCACAAAGATCGAACTTGATGGCGCACTTGTAGCAGCAAAAGGTCTTTCAGTTAAGACAGGCGAAACAGCAACAATGGAAATCAATTTCGCTGAATTAACCAAGGAACTGATCACAAGTGCAACAATCGGTCAGGCAGGCACATCATCTGACAGCACATATGATCTGATCGAATCAAAGGCAAGCATTGCAGCAGGTGATTATCTGACAAACATCGCATTTGTTGGAAAGACATTGGATGGCAGAAACATCATCGTCATCATGGACAATGCACTTTGCACAAGCGGATTCGAAGCAGAAGGAAAGAACAAGGAAGGCGCAGTCAATGCATACACATTTGAATGTCATGCTGATCTTTCAGGTGATCTTGACACACTTCCTTGGCACATTTACTATCCGAAGGCATCTGCATAGGTGAATGCCCATGAAAGTGACAGTCATCAAAGAATTTGTTGACAAGTACACAGGGGAACTGCGGGAAATTGGCAGTTCCTTTTCCTGTGACATAAGACGATTCGAAGAAATCAAAAATGCGGGTGATTATGTTGAAGAATTGCCCGAAGCAAGAAGGGAAAAGAACAATCATGGAAACAACAGAAAGAAAATATGAACTTCGATCACTTCAGGCATCGGATGTGTTCCCGATGTTCACGATCATCAGCAAAATTGGTGTGAAGGAATTCAAGGAATGTTTTGAATCAGATGATGTCAAAGCAATGGTCGCAAACAATGGCAAGGCAGATGCAAATGCAATTGGCGCAAAAGTCATGCTTGGAATTGCAAGTGTGATCATCAGTCACATCGCATCCGCAGAACAGGACATATATTCATTTTTGTCAGGTCTTTCAGGAATGTCAAAGGATGAAATCAAATCCCTTGACATGGTGACTTTCGCAAACATGATCATTGATGTGTTCAAAAAGGATGAATTCAAGGATTTTATTCGGGTTGTTTCAGGATTGTTCAAATAGGTGACATCAAATTCATGGACTTGTTATTTCACAGATATGCAAGTCCATTGGTGTTGATTGATTGTTATCTTGCATCAGGCAGGTTTTCAGAATTTGTGAATGAAGTCATTGAAATAAACAATGATGAAATCGAAAATGACACGATGTGGGAATTCTTCCTGCACAAAGTCTTCGATCAGTCATGGTCAGAATTCATGAGATTAAACAATCATATTGAACCTGTTCAGCAGGATGTTGATTTTGAAACAACGATTCAGGAAAGTGCGAAGATGTTGAATTCATTTTCGCCTGAATAAAGGAAAATATATGGAACTGTTCAAACTGTTTGGCAGCATTGCCATTGATAACACAGAAGCGAACAGGGCAATAGATGAAACCACAGGAAGGGCATCAGATGGCGAAAAGAAGACATCAAATGCCTTTTCAAAGATTGGCAGTGCAGCAGGAAAGATCGCATCAGGGATCGGAATTGCGGGTGCTGCGATGGGTGGTGCATTTATTGCAGCAGTTGAAGGAACAAGGGAATACAGACAGCAAATGGGCTTGCTTGATTCAGCATTTGAAACAGCAGGTCACAGTTCGGAAGAAGCAAAAAACACATATTCCGATTTGAATGCTGTCATAGGTGATACAGAAGCGGCAGTTGAAGCATCGCAACACATTGCTTTGCTTGCCGATAATGAAAAAGACATGCAGAAGTGGACAGACATTTGCACAGGTGTATATGCGACATTCGGGGCATCCCTTCCAATCGAAGGTTTGACCGAAGCAGCAAATCACACTGCGAAGGTTGGCGAAGTTCAAGGAAGTCTTGCAGATGCTTTGGAATGGTCAGGAATTTCAATCGATGATTTCAATGAAGAACTTGCAAAATGTTCTTCAGAAGAAGAAAGACAGAAACTGATCACAGACACATTGAACAAGACATACAAGGATGCTTCTGCACAATATAAAGAAACAAACAAAGATGTTATGGAATCCCGCAAAGCACAGGAAAGATTGTCGGATGCGATGGCAAAAATCGGCATAGTCGGTGAACCTGTCATGACAACATTCAGAAATATTGCTGCATCCTTGGCGGAAAAATTGGTTCCCATAATTGAAACGATGATCGAAAAGATTCGTGAAGCAGCGCAGTGGGTTCAAGAAAATGAAAGCACAATTCAGGCATGGATCGGTGCCATTCTTGGTGCAGGTGTGGCAATCGGAACCTTTCTTCTTCTTCTGAATTGGGGAACAATTATGTCGGCAGCAGCAAATGCAATCAAAGGTGTCAGGACAGCAATCTTGGCAATGAATGCTGCAATGTTGGCGAATCCTGTCGCATTAATTATTGCGATTTTGGCGGGATTGGTAGTGGCATTTATATATTTGTGG